CCATCCTTCATATTGACCATAGGCTGATCTTCTGCGACTGTCTGTAGCTCAGAGATGTCAAACGGGAAGTCTTCATCCTCTGGCTCAACCATTTCCATACCCTCTGGTGGTAATGGCTCTCCACCGATACGACCATTGGCTTCCATCTCAGCAAAGCCTTCTTTGGCTTGTGTACGTAGGTCTTCAAAGAATTTAACTCCGTAGAAGCGTACAACGTCAGCAGGTACAACATACTCGCCTTCACTTAGCTGTGCAGGAATATCATCACGTACCTCTTCGGGTAGTGAACCTGTAGGCACTTCATTACCTGATACAGGATCTACATCTTCTACTGAGCCGCCCAGCGCAAAGGCCATTCTAGTTTGTTCATCCATAGCCATTCCACCTTCGTTAAAATTTGCTTTAACGCCTGTGACTTTATTCTCAAACTGAAATTGAGGATCATCAGGCGTTGTCTTTTTTGCTTTTTTAGCAAATACTAATGGGCCTACTTGCATTACCTGCTCAGCAGAAACAACAGGCATACCATCAGCTTTATCATAGAAGTACGAAGCTCTATAAGGATTCATACCCACCTGTACCCACTCAGGATCATCAAACAGAGTCTCTACTGTCTTATAAACATCTTCTGGGTCCATATTCTGCCACTCACCTTGCATTCTAGCAATAGTAGTTTTTGCTGAACCTGTGGCAATCTTTGAAGCTGCTAATGGATTAGTGGTGAAGTTTACATTATTAAGAACAGCAGACTGTCCATAACCTACGGTTTTACCATCTTTTACAGAACCATCATGTAAGGATACAACCCAAGTATCAGAGTTATTATAAGCAGGTATATCTAATCTAGAAGAAATAAGTGTACCATCTTCGATAGCTTTATTTACACCTAACACACCTTTCTTTGTTTTTCGTGGATCTGTAGCGTGTAAAGCCTTTACAACCTCTTCTTTTGTTGGAAACTTTGGCATCTCCGTAATGGGTTTAATAGGTTGTCTCTCATCTGATAGTTTTCTAAACTCTTCTGATGTTATTTTACCCTCACGAAGATTAGTAGCTGCAGCAGCCATTTCATCGTCTGGTGGTATTCTAAACTTATCTTTTGCGTAGTTTGCTGCTTTCCAATCAGCTAGGTCTTTTTCGGAAAAACCTAAATCATCTACAGCGTCAGAGGTAGCATCTAAAGTAAGAGGTCTGGGTTTTGAGGGTACATCTCCCGTACCCTTATATATAGTACCGTCTGGCATTTGTATATCTAGACTACTAGGATCTGCTTTAGGGCCAATTCTATAAGGAAGTTTAATATCTAAGGTAGCAAGGTTTTTCCTTAAATCAGCATTGCTTACAGTACCCTTTGCCCATTCATCAATCATATCTTCCATTTTAAGAGTAAGATCATAGTCATACTCTACATCAAATGGGTCTTTAGGTTTTAACCTAATATTACCGCCCATACTACCTAACGCATTGGGATCAACCTCAATACGCTTTACAGTCTCTGCAGCCTTTTTAGCACCAGCCCTTATCGCATTAGCTGCAGCATCACCCAATCCCGGAACAAGCCCTACAAGAGCAGCCCCGCCTAGTGCACCCGCGAGAAAGTAATTAGGATCTTCTTTGTTTAATTCATCATATACTTCTTTAGCTGCCATAGCATCACCAATGATAGGTGTAGCTGATGCAACAAAAGTAGCTGCGTCTTTAAAGGATAAGTCAGTATTGACTTGTGGGGCATCTTCAACGGCTTTAGCAGACTCTGCTGCAAAACCTAATGCCTCATCAGTCTGCTTACTTAGTAAATCCATTGACTGTCTCCCTGAGTAGCTTTAATCGTCTGAGTACACCAATAGCACCCTGTGCTCTGTATACTTCCACAGGTGTATCTGCATTTTCGATGATTCTATGCTGTATAGTGACTAGATCATCAATGTGTGCATAAAACTCTTCGATAGCTTGCTTGTTATTTACAAACTGTTTAAGCGACATTGCCAGTAAACCCTTGCTCATCTGGTGTTGGGGCTGTTCCTATACCCATCTGCGAACCACCGCCACCAGACGTATCAGCTACGCCCTGTGGGCCTTGTCCTTGAGGTGGAGCACCCTCTGGTGCTGCAACACCTTCTGGCCCTGCAGGGGGCTGTGAGGGCTGCTGAAAGCCCTTCAAGATCTCAGCTTGAATAGCCGCATCCTGCATGGAGTTAGTAACCTTGTCTGGGTCAAGATCCATAGACTTAGCAATCTCACGAATAATGTAATCCATCTTAGCAAAAGGTGCTAATACTGGATTCTGTGCTACTTGCAAGAATTGCATCAAACGCTGTGACCTTACTTCGTTAGCCATCAAGCTTTCTGTACCAGACGCACGTACTTCTAAGTCACCCTTGATTGTTTCATCAAAGTCAAACTGCATGTTAAATGCAAAGAATGCCTTACCTAGAGGGCGAATCAGGTAGTCATCTACGTTCTTTACTACTGTACGGATAGAGCCGTTGGCAGCAGACATAAGCATACTAATACCAGAAGCGGTACGACCGACCCCAGAGACGCCTGTTTGACCATGTGCAAAAGATGGAAATCCCGTTGACTCATCTGCTAAAACCCTTGCCTTATCAAACAGTTGCATGTTTTCTTGGGCTACATTGGGAAACTTAGTACCAAAAATACTTTGCCCCATTGCACCGCCTTGACGCCTAAACACTTTTCCGGGGTATACAGATAAGTCTTGGCCCGGAACCATGTTGGTTTCGTCAACTTCAATAATTAAGTTACCACTTAGTGCAGCATTATCTATCGCCATACGCATGAACCCATTCATAAGTGTCTGAGTATCATCCATATTTTCTGCAATACCTACACCAAAGAAGCTGTACGGGTTATGCTCATATGGGGTAGCATAGTAAGGTATACGTGATGGCTTGAACGGGTTTAGTACCATACGCAGTACTTCACCATTACAGATCCATACATTAGCACTTACTTCATCTAAATCTTTCATAGAGGTAGGTATCTTAATACCGTGCTCTTCTAAGATAGCTGTATCTACGAAACCCCAAAACTCTAGTACTTCCCAACGCTCAGACTCAGCATGAACCTGATTGTCTTCCATAGTCATTTCCCAGTGCTTCTGCACATAGTCTGGGCCTTTGGCTACTGCCATATCAATAGCATCATCCATAAAGTATGGGCGTGTCTTGAGGGAGCGTAGCTGTGTACGTGACATCTTGTGACGTTCAATAGTGTACTCAGCATCATCCATAGATGTAGCTTCTGGGTCAGGGTAGAAATTCCAAACACTTACATGATTACACTCAGGTACAGTCTTTATAAGTGGGTCATACTCACCTTGGTCATCCCAATTAGGGTACTCTTTATCTACAGCAAATGGGCCTTTCATAACACCCATACCAAGCAAAGCCATCTCAAATGCCATAGAGCGTAAATGTAAAGAAGCACCAGACTCATTTAGCTGGTCATGGATCTTCTTTTCCATTCGTTTAGCTGCAACCATAGCAGGGTGAAATGTAACGGTGGTAGGCGTTGTGCCATCACCTTCGACAACCTTTTCTGATACGGATGCTAACTTGTCGCTGAGTGGCCCTAAACGCTGCTTTAGATCTGTAAGCGTTTCTCCGGGTTTTAGCTTCTCAGTACCATCAAGTAAGTAGGGCCGTGAAGGCTTGTCTTGTGTTACACTTTTAAGTGCTTCACCTGCTGCTGCGGCATTAGGGTCAATGTTGATATGTACTGATTCAGCAACACCATCTGGTAAAATAGATGGGTCTACTGACATAGGAAACTTATTGTTACCAAACAATACGTCAACAATTTGCCCATATGCAGCTAAGGTCTTAGTCTTCGTGACTTTAACAAATACACGAGACTTTTCTGTGTCTGTAAACTTTACGTCAGGCCCGTACAAACCACGGTAGTTGCGGTAAGCACGTAGCCATCTATCTTCATCACTTCTACGAGCATCTTCTGCTCTGCTAAAACGCTCATCAACAAAGGATACTATGCTAGATTTAGCTTCAAAGATGCTATCCTCTGCGTCCTCTGCAGCTACAACTTCATCTGTATCAAAAGTTACTTCGTCAATATCTGCCATGTTTTAGTATCCAAATGTTGTGTCTTGTGCTTGAAAGCCCTGATTTGGTTTGTCAGGATTATAATCCCATATACTTCTACTACGGGGTCTTGTCATAACGCCATAGCGTAGGGCATCATATAGGTGGTCTTCTGCTTTAGTATCTACATCCTCTGGGTTCTTTTTATCTAGAGGTATAATAGGTATTTGTGCTAGAGTGTTTGTACAGTTACTCATAAAAGCAAGTCTGGGCTTCTCAGTAAACTCATCTACCTGTAGACGCCTATGTATTTCGTTCTTACCTGCTACACGAGAGCCTCTAGATCTATCAGAAGGACGCCAACGGCAACCCTTCATGTTCATCTGTTCAGCCAGTGATGGCCCAGTATCACCACGGTTATGCCATAAACTAGAATCCAGAACGCCATATCGCATACCACCATCATTAGCTTCCGCTTCCAATATCATATCAGCTAAATCAGAAGCTGTAACTTTAGAACAATAAAGCTCCCTGTAGACGATAAGCTGTTCGTCGGGAGCGACAGTAAACCATAAAACTCCTGTATAACTACCGTAGCCGTAGTCGCAAGCTCTAAACTTAACCCAGTTGTCTGGGATTTCAAAAGGGTCAATGACATGAATGGATCTGTTAAACTCTGGGAAAGCTGCTCCTTCATTGACATCCCAATTACCCTCTAATAGTTGTTTTCTTTGGTGCTCTGGTAAAGACAAAAGCATAGCTTCGTAGTCACCAGTATCGGCTAGGTATGGGTTGTCAAACAGACTAGCAGGTATAAACCTACGCTTAAACAGAGGTTGACCTTCTTTGCTGTGACCTTTAGGGAACGTAATGGTATCCCCTGTTTCTATGTTAGTTGCCCAAAAAGCTTTATTAGCTGGTGCAGGGTCAATAAACATTTTTTTAACCCAACTATGACCGCTGCCACCAGGGTTAGTTGTAGCACGAATGTACAAACCTAAGTCTGTACTATGGGCAGACCTCAAGCGACTTCGCATATAATCAAACGCATAAGGGGTAGGCCACTGCGTTAGCTCATCAAAGCCTATCCAGTTAAACGCCTGACCTTGGTAACGAGTAACGTCCATATCTTTATCAAGATACGACATCCAGAGCCTACCACCTCTCGGAGTAACCCACTGACTTTTACGCTCAGACCACTTAATGCCCGGAACAGCTTTAGGATAAAGCTCTTGACTTTTTTGAATAAGCTCACGTAATTCCTCCGTAGTATGTCGTACAAGTAACCCACTAAAGTTGGGATCATTTAATCCGTGTAGAGGATCAGCAAGCATTGCGTAACTCTTGCCACCACCTGCTGCACCACCGTACAATACCTCACGCTCAGATGCGCTTAAAAAGTCTGTTTGAGGGCCTGGATTAGGCTTGAACACTACATCCTGTGCCGCCTCAACGTCAAACTCTGCAGGAGCTACCTGTGCAGGTACAGTTTCTTTCGGAGTTATAACTACATTATCACTCTTCTGAGTACGCTCCGATACAGCCTTTTTCGAGCCTCTCGATTTCGGATAACGCCGTTTCGAGCCGCTTGGCAAGGTTCCGTTTAATTGTAGCAGCTTTTTTACGTCTTCGCTCAATATTTATTCTCTGTCTAAGACCTGCATGTGATATGCTGCGTCCAGTTTGTTTTGTGAGCCAATTAGCTACATCTCTGTAACTATACTGTTGAAGATGACGCTTTGCAAGCTCTAAGGCCTCTAACTCAAGTGGCACAGGCTGTAATAAGTCTTCATTGTCAGGGTGTATTTCATAACCAAATGGCGGCTTCTTAGATAGTCTGGCTATAACGTGCCACTCTTTCTCTTTGCCGCGTTTTGGTTTAGGTAGCTCCCAATACTCTAAGTCTCTGCTTATGTGCTTTGGTCTTACTATTCGTTAGTACCTTCTTTTGGTGGAAGATAAAAGAC